CGACGAGACCGCCGCCTACGTGGGCGACGCCCTGGACATCGTAGTCAATTTCGACGCAGTCAACTCCCGGGCCCTGCTGTCTACTCAGACAAACCAGCTCCGCCTCGTGCGGGAGTTCGGCCGGCAGCAGCGGGCGGCGACTCGGGAGGCCCTGGTGGACGGCATGCGGCGGGGGCTCAACCCGCGGGACACCGCCCGCGCGTTCCGACACTCCATCGGCCTGACGGAGCGCCAGGTGCGGGCCGTGGGCAACTACAGGCGGCTCCTGGAGACCAACAGCCGCGGGGCCCTGGCCCGGCAGCTACGGGACCGGCGCTTCGACCCCAGCATCACTCGGGCGACCAGGACCGGGGTCCCCCTGAGCCCTGAGAAGGTTAATATGATGGTGGATCGCTACCGGCTTCGTTATCTCAAGTACCGGGCCGAGACGATCGCCCGGACCGAGTCACTGCGGGCGGTCCACGCCGGCTCCGAGGAGCTCTACGCCCAGGCCATCGACAACGGGACTCTGCGGGCCGACGAGTTGACGCGGCAGTGGGTTACGGCCCGGGATGAGCGGGTCCGGGGTAGCCATATTGCCATGAATGAGCAGCGACAGCCGGTTGGGCAGCCGTTTATCAGCGGGGATGGCCACATGCTCCTCTACCCGGGGGACCCAAATGCCCCAGGATCTGAGTCAATTCAGTGCAGATGTGCGGTTACGACGCGCTTTTCCTAGAAAGTGCATGTTTTTCTCAGAAAGTACTTGACTTGTGGCCTAATGCAGGGTATACTGGAGGTCGATGATGGATACATTTGAGACACGGGCCGTGGTCCTGAAGGTCCACGAGGAGCTGGGGCTTGTCCTAGGTTGGGCCATTGTCTGCACCGAGGACGGGGAGCCGTACTTCGATAAGCAGGATGACCACATTCCCGAGGACGCCATGCTGAAGGCCGCGGCCGACTTCATGGAGAACAGCCGGGCAGCCACAGAAATGCATGACCGGTCCGAAGCCGGGACCGTCGTGTTTGCCTTCCCCCTTACGGAGGACGTCAAGAAGGCGTTTGGCATCGAATGCAAGAAGACCGGGCTCATGATCGCCCTGAAGCCTGACGCAGACATGCTAGAGAAGTTCAAGTCCGGCGAGCTGACGGGCTTCTCCATTGGCGGCGTTCGCGGCGATGACGAGATCGTGGAGGGGGACGAGTAATGGCCAAGAAAAAGCGGACGATCATGCGGTCCCTCAAGGTAAACGAGATCGCTGGCGTGGATCTGCCCGCTCAGGAAGGGGCTAGAGCTCTTCTACGGAAGCGCACCGGCGACGTGAAGAAGTACGGCGACTACCTGCGGCCGAAGCTCCTGAGCGAGGTCGCTGGGCACTCCCACCTCATCGACCTGGCCGACGGATCTGGCGGGACCACCAGCTGGAGCACCGCCCTTGACGAGGATTCCAGCCACGGCCATCCCTGGGTTCTTGGCATGGATGGCAGCGTCGTGATCGGCGCCGCCGATGGCCATTCCCACAATGTGCTGGAGAAGAAGTGGGAGCCCGAGGACGACGGCCTGGAGAAGCGAACCTTCTCCACAGAGCAACGCGAGAAGCTGGCCGAACAGGGCAAGGCGCTGCCGGACGGCAGCTACCCGATCGTAACGAAGCAAGATCTGAAGAACGCCATCCAGGCGTTCGGACGAGCAAAGAGTAAGGGACGTGTCGCGGCGCATATTAAGCGCCGGGCTAAGGCCTTGGACGCTATGGACCTGCTCCCGGAGGAGGGGCTCTTGGCAAAGCAATCTGCCGACGACGGCAAGAGAGGTAACGCAATGACCGACGAAGAGAAGAAGGCCGCGGAGCTGGCCAAGGCGGCCGAGAAGAAGCAGTTGGAAGACCTGAAGGCCGAGCTGGCCGAGGCGCAGCTGCTCGCCAAGCTGAACGACGCCGAGAAGGCCCATCTTGCCGACCTGGCCGATGTGGGCAAGGACGCGTTCCTCAAGTTGGACGCCGACGGTCGCAAGGCCGAGCTGGCCAAGGCCAGCGACGCTGACCCCGTCGTCTACACGGACGCGGACGGCAATGCCTTCCGGAAGTCCGACGACGCCCGCCTGATTTCCCAGGCGAAGAGAGCCGACGAGGCTCTCAAGCTCGCCAAGTCCGAGAAGGCCAAGCGCGAGACGCAGGACCTGGCCAAGCGAGCCGAGACCGAGCTGAGTAACCTGCCCGACGCGGACGGCGGCAAGGTCGCCCTCTTGAAGGCCGTCGACGGCATCACCGACGAGAAGGCGCGCGCCGCCGTGACCGCTCTCCTGAAGGCCGGCAACGACGGCCTGGCGAAGGCGTTCGACCAGGCGGGGACCGCCGCGAAGATCGGCGACGCAGAGGCGCGCTACGAGGCGCTTTCCAAGAAGTACGCCGAGGAGAACAAGGTCACCATCGAGCAGGCGCGGGCCGACGTTCTCAGGACCCCCGAGGGTGAGGCCGTGGCGCTCGAGCTGCGCGGCTAAGCCGAAGAAGGGGAGAGAAGACATGGCGTGTGAGGAACAGGTCCAGAGTATTAGCATCCTGGCCGCCGACGACCTCTCGGCGAAGCAGTTCACGTTCATGGTTGTGGACACCAATGGTGAGATCGACCAGGTGGGCTCGGCCGGCGGCGATGCCGATGGCGTGCTCCTGAACAAGCCCGATGCCCAGTACGAGGTTGCCGAGCTGGCTTACGGCGGTCGCGTGAAGGTCGCCGCTGGCGACCCGGTCACGCCCGGTATGCTGGTCCAGAGCGACGGGAGCGCTGGTGAACCGGACCGGCGGCGCGGGCCTCGCGGCGATCGGCGTCCTCCAGAACAAGCCTGCCGCCGCCCAGCGTCCCGCCGAAGTGGCATACGCCGGGCGGGTCAAGGTCGTGGCCGGGGCTACGGTGGCCATGGGCGCGAAGGTCCAGTCCGACGCGGCCGGCAGGGCGATCACCGCTGCTGGTTCGGACGTGGTCCTTGGTAAGTGTCTCATCGGTGGCGACATCGGCGAGCTTATCGAAGTCCTGCTTGTCAGCAAGCACATCATCCCGACCCCGTAATGGCTTGGAGATACTACAACGTCTTGAAGGCCTTCCGTATCAACGGTCGAGCCTTTGCTATCGGGGACACGTTCGTCCCGAGGCTTTACGCAGTTTGTCGCCTCAGGGTAAGGGCACTGCTAGACAGTGCCGCTATCTCCAGGCCCTTGGTCCAGGTGGTGGACGAGACTGCACAATTTAGCGAAGCAGCTCCGGTTACGAAGCTGACATAGGGGAAATTTTATGGCTAACCAGGAACAAGTACAGTGCGTGTCTGTTCCGGCCGCCGGCGATCTGGGTGCCAAGCAGTGGCATTTCATGGTCGTGGATGCTGCCGGTCGCATGGACATCCCCGGAGGGGCCGGCCTCGACGCGGACGGCGTGCTGGTAGACAAGCCTCGGGCCATCGACCGGGTGGGCTCCCTGGCCTTCGCCGGCCGTGTCAAGGTCGAGGCAGGCACTGCGGGAGTCACCGCTGGTGACAAGGTACAGACGGACGCCGCCGGTTGTGCGGTTGCGGCCACGACTCTAGACCACGTACTGGGCAAGGCTCTTACCTCGGCCGCCGATGGCGAGCTGGCGGAGATTCTGCTCATCAGCAAGCACGTCCTGGCCTAAGGCCTGGGACCAGAAGGAGAGAAAGAAATGGAGATCATGCTCCGAAAGGCACAGCCGACCCCGGGCGACGTCCACGTTGACGGACCCATGACGAACATCTCGGTTGCCTATCTGCAGGCGGCTAGCCTGTTTGTGGCGGACCGGGTGTTCCCGAACATTCCCGTGCAGAAGCAGAGCGACCTCTACTACAAGTACGATCGCGGGATGTTCAACCGTGACCAGATGGCGAAGCGCGCACCCGGGACCGAGTCCAAGGGCGTTGGCTACTCCCTAGACGCGGACAGCAACTACTTCTGCGACGTGTGGGGACTCCACCACGACATTCCCGACCAGCGTCGGGCCAATGCTGACTCCCCCCTGCAGCCCGATCGTGAGGCTACCGAGCTTCTGACGCACCAGGCGCTGGTCAAGCGAGAGGCCGCGTGGGTCGCGGACTTCTTCGTCACCGGCAAGTGGGGCGCCAACGAGGCCACTCCCAGTCCTCTGTGGGACGCCGCCGATTCGACTCCGGTCGAGGACGTGGAAGCTGGCATGATGGCTATCGGCGCCGACACCGGCTTCGAGCCCAATACGTTGATCGTGGCTCGCACGGTGTGGGCCTACCTGCGGAACCATCCCGACATCGTCGATCGCGTGAAGTATGGCCAGACCGGTCCCGGTCCCGCCATCGCCGATGAGAGCGCCGTCGCGGCCGTCCTTGGCATCGAGCGGATCCTGGTTTCTCGGGCCATCAAAAACAGCGCCGCAGAAGGCGTCGCCAACGACCACGATTTCATGGCTGGCGATCACGCGCTCCTGGTCTATGCGGCTCCTTCTCCGGGTCTTATGACCCCCTCCGCTGGCTACACGTTCTCCTGGTCCGGGTACACCGGCGCCGGCGGAGCAGGCCAGAGGATCAGCAGGTTCCGCATGGAGCAACTTCGGTCCGACCGGGTCGAAATCGAAATGGCCTTCGTCCAGAAGCAAATCTGCGCCGACCTGGGCTACATGCTTCTCCAGGTGATTTCGTAAGATGGGCGCCGGCCGAAAGCTGCCCCTTCGGCTCCTTGTCAGGAAGCCAGTACGGGTTGGGGGCCGGTCCTTAGGGGCCGGCTCCACGGTCTCGTGGCGCACCCTCGGGATGTCGGATCGCAAGGCGAACCAGCTGGTTCGTCAGGGTTTCTTCGCGGACCCGTTCAGGCGGGGCGCGGCGCCAGTGGAGCAAGATGGTGAAGCCGAGCTGCGAGCGCTGTCCATGGCCCAGCTTCGTGAATTGCTGCCGGAAGGTGCGAAAGCACGCGACAAAAGCAAGGCGATTCAGCTGATCCTGGACGCTCGGGCGGAGGATCTTGAGGTAGATCCGGAGTAGTCCAGTGGCTGAGAACCAGATCCGTATCATCGTGCAGCGACTCAAGGAGGTGACCACCAGGACGATCAAAAAGATCGTTCTGGACGCGACGGCCAACCTCATTGAAAAGACGCCGGTGGATACGGGCTGGGCTCGGGCCAACTGGATTCCCCAGATCGCAAGTACTTTCAAGGGTACCGCCGGCCTGGCTGGCCAACCCGATCCAGGCGCGCAACAGTTCGGGATCGCCTCTGTGGCGGCCCGCTATCGTCTTGAGGATGGTTTCGTAACCGTCACTAACAACGTTCCGTATATCCAAGTGCTGAACGCCGGCAGCTCCAAGCAGGCACCGGTAGGCTTCGTGCAGGCAGCGATCCTGCGCGCCGTGCGGGGAGCTAGCCGATGACGCTGCTTGACGAGGCGCGCGAGGTGGTCTACCAGCGGTTCGTGGACAACTGGACCGCTACGCCCTTTCTCTTTGAGAATGAGGACAGCGACGACCTGGACGGCGGGACTGTCGCGTGGGCAAGATTGTCTGTCCACGAAACCGGTGGCGGCCAAGAGACCCTGGGCCCGATAGGAGCACGCAGATATAGGCGAAGGGCGTCGACGTTCGTTCAGCTGTTCACGCCGGTCAACGCTGGCATGAAGGAGTCTGGCGAACTCGCCCAGGCGGTCAAGGCGATTTTCGAGGGGGCGTCGTTCAGCGGGCTTGACTTCAACAACGCGCGAGTGTCTGATCCCGGCCCCGACGACAAGTGGCAAATGACACTAGTGGAAACGGTCTTCGACTTCACCGAGCTTAAGTAGAGCTAGGTGGAGAGAGGTAACAGATAATGGCAGCCTTGATCAAAGTAGTCGACGAAGTCGAACAACTTGTACAGGCGGGCCTGGTTTGGGGTAAGGGGAATGCAATGGGCCGAGTACTGACGAACTATCTTTCCTTGGCATTTTCGGTCGAAGCGTCGATCGGGGTGCTAGAGGGAACTCCGACGTGGAAGCAACTGGAGCCGAACACCGTCGGTACCTTCGGCGCCGCCGTCTCCAAGATGGCACGCGAGCCGATCTCCAAGAACCGGCAACGGCGCAAGGGCGCCACGGTCGACCTGGACTCCTCGGTCGAGTTCGAGCACGACCTGACCAAGGCGGCCTTCCTCGATTTCATCGAGGGCTTCACCATGGCCTCCGCGCTCTACCCCTACAGCGGGGGCACCACGCGGCAGGGCCCGATCCAGTCGGGCGCCCTCTTCCAGGACCTACTCGCCTTCGAGGGGGCTCCGGACTCGTTCAAGCACGACGCCCTTACCACGGCGATGACGGAGGGGAGACTGGTCTTCGCCCGCGGGTTCGCGAACGCCACCAATAACGGTATGCACGTGGTCGACGCGGCGTCCGCGGTCGCCGAGACCAAGGTCACCTCTACCGACCTGGTCAACGAGACCCCGTCCAACGGGGCGGGCGCGACCCTGGAGATCGCGGGCCACCGGTTCGCCGTAGGGGACCTGGAGATCGCCGTGGCAGTCGGCGTGGCGACCCTGACAGTTACGGTCGCGGACTTCACTACGCTCGGCCTCACGGTCGGGCAGGTAATCCACGTCGGTGGTCTGCTTACGGCGAACCAGTTCAGCGCCGGCGCAGGCTTCGGTCGGATTACGGCCATCGCCGCCAAGACTATCACGCTGGACAAGCTGGATGCCGCCCTGACCACGGACAACGGCGTCGGAGAGACGGTCGAGCTGCTTTTCGGTAGCTTTATCCGGAACGTGGCGGTCGACAGCTCCTCCTTCGCGGAGAAGTACTTCCAGTTCGAGATGGCGCTCCCGAACCTCGACCCCGCCCCGGCCGACATGTACGAGTACGCCAAGGGTAACCGGGCAAACCAGGTGACGTTCAACCTGCCCCTGGCCGACAAGGCCGCGGCCACGTTCGGTTTCGTCGGCACAGACACCGCGGTGCCGACAACTGTCCGGGCAACCAACGCGGACACGCCGGTCATCCCGGTGCAGACGGCACCCCTGAATACCACCGCCGACATCGCCCGACTGCGGGTCACAGACCTGGACGAGCTCGGCATGACGACCGTCTTCAAGAGCGTGTCCCTGGTCCTGGACAACCAGGTGACGCCGGACAAGAGCCTGGGCACTCTCGGCGCCGTCTACATGAACACCGGTAACTTCCTGGTGAACCTGGAAACGCAAGTCCTCCTGACCCATGCCAGCGTGGTGGCAGCCATCCGCAACAACACCACTGTCACGATGGACTTCATCCTGACGAACGAGGATGGGGCCATCTGCGTCGATATCCCCGCGATGACCCTGGGCGACGGCAGCAAAGAGCTGCCGGTGAACGAGAGTGTGATGATCAACCTGGCGGGCGAGGCGTTCCAGGACGCGACCCTGGGGTACTCCCTGGGAGTTAGTGTCCTGCCGGCCGTTCCGTAAGACTAACAGTTCCCCACAATCAAGAAGAGAGGCGAGAAATGACGAGCAACCCCGACTTCTCCCACCTGAGCAATCTCAAGGTGCGGCCGTCGAAGCAGGTCGAGTTCACGTTCGAGCGTATCGAGGGTGAGCCGGCCCTGATGGTTCGGTCGTCCAGCGAGTCGAACAAACCCTACCTCAACGCCCTGCTCAAGAGCGGTCGCCGGGCACTGCGGAAGATGCGCGGCGGAAAGATGAGCGCCGAGGTCCTGGCAGCAAATCGTGACCAGGATCGCGAGCTGTTCACGAAGTACATCGTCGTCGGCTGGAAGGCCGAGACGGTGTGTGACGCGGCAGGCAAGCCCGTAAAGTTCTCCCCCGAAGCCTGCGCGGCGTTCCTGCAGGCGCTGCCCAATGACCTCTTTGATGAGCTGAGGGTATTCTGCGGAGAGGTGGACAACTTCCGAGAGGTGGACGACTTGACCAAAGAGGACGTCGAAGACTTGGCAAAAAACTAGCAAAGCGGCTCCTCTGGGAGCTACGCTACGACAGGGACGGCTTCGCAGCGGAGGTGCTCGTCTCTCGTGGTGTGAAGCCACCGTCGTGGTACCTGGAGGAGCCGCACCTTCTTCCTGGCTGCGAGTTCTACCTACGGGCGTTTTGGGATCTTTCTACAGAACGACAAATCGGAAACACAACGGGGCCGATACCGGTGAGTCAGATACGGGCCTACGCTGCCCGATATCAACTCGAGGAACAGGCTACGAAGCATCTGGAGGAGATCATCAGGACCACGGATAGAGCCTACCTGAAGTGGGCAGCGGAGCAGCAGGCGAAGAACGCGGGGAAGTGAGAGACTGGTGGCGGGCGAGGTATTCAACATCATCGTAAAGGTCGACCCGAAGGGTGCCGAGACTGGTGCCAAGCGGGTCGACAAGGCATTGCGCCGCACGGAGGAGCGAGCGAACAAGTTGCGCTTCGTCATGGTTCGCGCATTCGCCTTTATCGGTGGGGCCATGGTCGTCCGAAACAGCATCGGCCTTCTCGCGGACTTCGGCCAGTCGATGGCCGTCGTCCAGGCCATCACCCGCGCCACCGGGGACCAGTTCTCCCAACTTTCCGAAGAGGCACAGCGCCTCGGCATCACCACTCGATTCTCCGCCTCGCAGGCCGCCGATGGCATGATCTTCCTGGCCCGGGCCGGCTTCAAGGTCGATGAGGTCATGGAGTCCGTCGGAGACACGCTGAACCTTGCCCAGGCGGGGGCGCTTGATCTCGGCCATGCCGCCGACATCGCTTCCAACGTGCTCCAGGGTTTCCGGCTCGACGTCTCCCAAACGAGCCGGATGGTGGACGTGCTGGCGTTCACAGCGAACAACGCTAACACGACCGTGGGCCAGCTGGGCGACGGCATGAAGTTCGTGGCGCCGATCGCGGCGGGCCTGGGCATCTCCCTGGAGGAAACCTCCGCCGCCATGGCGGCCCTGTCGGACGCTGGCCTCCAGGCGGGCATGGCCGGCACCGGCCTGCGCCGGGTCCTCTCCGGGCTCGAGGCCCCGACCGGAGCCGCTAAGGAACTGCTGACCAAGGCGGGAATCGCCGTCGATGAAGTTCGCCCATCGGTCGTTGGGCTCACACAAGCACTGAGAGTTCTGACCGATGCCGGGGTGGATACCGGCATGGCCCTGGAGATCTTCGGCCAGCGTGGTGGCCCGGCGTTCGAGGTACTGTCGTCCTCCATCCCGAAGGTGGTAGAGATGACAGAGAAGCTGAAGGGCGCCGGCGGCGAGGCGGCGCGGGTTGCGGGGATCATGGACGATACCCTCAAGGGTGCGCTCTTCGCCGTGGAGAGCGCGTACAAGGGACTCGTCCTGCGACTCGGGGGAGCTACTAAGTCTACTGGGGGCCTGAGAACGGTGTTGCGGGGTCTTGCCGGGGCACTGCGATTCGCGGCGAGGAACGTCGAGGTCCTTGCGACGGCCATCGGCACCCTGGCCACGATTCTCATGGTCGTCCTTGCCAAGAAGGCGATCGCGCTAGTGGCTGCGAAGCTGGTTGTGATGACCTCGGGAGTGGCTTCGATGACCACGGCAATGGTCGTAGCGAAGCCGGTAGTCACCGTACTGATCGGGAAGCTGGTCGCGCTGAAGACCGTCCTTATGACTAACCCCTTTGTGCTGTTCGTCACCGGAACCGTTGCCGCGGTCGCAGCGCTAAGAAAACTCACCAGAGAGACTACTAAGTTCAACGCGCTAATGAAGGACATCGAGGATCGGGCCGAGCTGACCGGGTTCGCCATCCTAGGTGACCAGATCATGCGTACCGAGCGTGCCATCAAGAGCGTGAAGAAGGTGCTCGCTGTAAGGCCGGAGGACAAGGCGGCCGTGCAGCTTTTGGCACGGTACGAGGAGAAGCTCCTGAAACTGCGCGAGGCGTCCTCGGCGATGATCAAGGTCAACAACGCAGTGACAGCCGCAAAGAACGCCTCGAACAAGGTTTACCAGGACGTGTTCGAGAACTTGAAGGAGGAGGCGCGACTGCTTAAGCTGTCCGGCAAGGAGCGGGAGGTACAGAGCAAGTACATCGAGATCGTGAGGGAGCTCCGCGATGAGGGAGTGTTCCTGACCGAGCAGCAGAAGGCCGAGCTGGAAGTGCGGCTCTGGAACAATCAGGTCCTGGGCGACCAGGCGGCGGTCCTGGAGGAGATCCGCGGCGAGCAAGACGCCGAGATCCGGCGCCTGGGCGCACTCAACGAGCTGCTCAGGGAAGGCACGATTAACCAAGAAGAATATAACAAGGCGAAGGAGCGTTTGGGGGAACCTAGCCCGTTCATGGAGCGCTACAGGTCGATGTTGGCAGAGATCACTGGTCCGCAGGAACGATTCGCCATGGACATGGAAGTGTTGATTGCGCTAATTGACGATGGCGCGATTAGCATGGACGAGTTCAACGCTCGCCTTCGGGAGATGACCAGCATCGCGACCGAGACCAGTAACACTTTCTCCGTCGGCTTCTCCCGCGGGCTTATCCAGATCCAGGAAGAGCTGGACAACGTGGGGGACCTGGCGGAGACCGCGCTCGTCAACGCCTTCCACTCGGCCGAGGACGCCCTGGTGGGCTTCGTGAGGACCGGCAAGTTCGAGTTCATGGGCATGGTGGACTCCATGCTGGACGA